TTACCTGAGGGTAATGTAGGTTTAGATATGATTATGGGTCTAATGAATAAGAAATAATGGCATTTAATGTAAGACAAATATCTCCTTTAGATTTTCAACCCTCAGTTGGAATTGGAGTTGGCTTACCTTTAGATAACCCCGGAGTTTTTAGAACTACATATACTACTAAAGATACTATTAAGGCTAATTTAATAAATTATTTTTTAACTAATAGAGGAGAGCGTTGTTTAAACCCATCATTTGGGAGTACTTTACAAAATAGATTATTTGAAGCTATTAATGAAGGGAATATTGGTGTATTAGAAGATATAATATCATTAGATATTTCAACATACTTTCCTCAAGTAATAATAGAAAAAATAACAACTTCTCCACAAGAAGCTTACAATACTTTAACAGTATCTATAGAATACCAAGTTAGGAATACTAACATAAACGATACTTTAGAATTTAATTTTGCTTAAAATGGCTACTATAACTAGAGATATAAATTACATAAACAAAGATTTTAGTACATATAGAAATACTTTAATCAATTACGCTAAAACGTATTTTCCTACTACTTACAATGATTTTACCCCTTCATCAGTAGGTATGATGTTTATGGAAATGGCATCTTACATAGGAGATGTAATGTCATTTTATTTAGATAATCAAATTGAAGAAACTTTTATTGAGTATGCTAGAGAAGATAAAAATTTATTTGCTTTAGCTTATATGTTTGGTTATCGACCTACAGTTACTAGCGTAGCTACAGTTGACATAGACATTTACCAACAAATCCCAGCACTTCAAGTATTTCCTTTTACCCCGGATTTTAATTATAGCATATTTTTAGCAGAAAATACTATAGTAAATAATAGTATTTCTGGGGGTTCTAATTTTTTAATTCAAGATAGTGTTGATTTTAGTTTTTCTAGTTCATTAGACCCTACTGAGGTTTCGGTTTATAGTATTAATAGTGGTAATCCCGAATATTATCTTTTAAAGAAAACTAGAAAAGCCATTTCAGCAACTATTAATACTACAACTTTTAGTTTTGGTAATTATCAAGCTTTTCAAACTATAGAGCTTAACCAAGCTAATATTGTTGGGATTTTAGATGTAACTGATAGTGAAGGGAATATATGGTATGAAGTTCCTTATTTAGGTCAGGAATTAGTTCCTATGGCATTAAAAAATGTTAACACTAATGACCCTAATTTTTCAGCATATAGTAATAATGTTCCTTATTTATTACAATATAAAAAAGAACCTAAAAGATTTATTACTAGATTTTTAGATTCTACTACACTTCAAATTCAATTTGGAGCTGGTAACCCTGCAGATACCGCGGAGATTATTACCCCGAATCCTGACAATGTGGGACTTGGTTTACCATTCGAGCAAATGAAATTAACCACGGCTTATGACCCGTCTAACTTCTTATATACTGGTACTTATGGTATTGCTCCTGTTAATACTACATTAACTATTAGATATTTAACTGGAGGAGGAGCTACAGCTAATGCTCCCGCTGGTACCTTAACTGATCTTAATACTAGCACAGTAAGTTTTTTAAATAATAATTTAAATACATCTACTGCTAACTATATATTTAATAGTGTTTCTGTAAATAATTTACTAGCAGCTGATGGAGGTGGTGATGGAGATACGCCTGAGAAGATTCGGCAGAATTCTTTATTACAATTCCAAACACAACAACGTAACGTAACACAAGATGATTATTTAGTAAGATCCTTATCTTTACCTTCTAAATATGGTACTATGTCTAAGGCATATATAGAAACACAAAAAGCATCTAATATCCTCCCAGGACAAATCCCATCAACTTTAGATTTATATGTTCTTAGTCAAGATTTAAATGGTTATTTATCTACAGCTAGCCCTGCTTTAAAACAAAATTTATCTACTTATTTAGCTCAATATAGAATTGTAAATGATTTTGTTAATATTAAAGATGCATTTATAATTAATATTGGAGTAAATTTTGAAATTATAGTACTTCCTAATTTTAATTCTAATAATGTATTATTTCTTTGTATAAATGCTATACAAACTTATTTTAATTTAAGTAATTGGCAAATAAATCAGCCTATATTATTAAGAGATTTATATTTACTTTTAGATGCTATTGAAGGAGTTCAAACAGTTAAAAACGTAAGTATAATAAATAAAACAGGAACTGCTTTAGGATATTCACCTTACTCATATGATATTCCAGGAGCAACCGTAAATAATATAATTTACCCTTCAATTGACCCTATGATATTTGAGGTAAAATACCCAAATTCAGATATTCAAGGTAAAGTAGTAACATTCTAAAATATGGCAGTATATAAATTATTCCCAAAGCAAGACGCTACATTATATTCTCTATTTCCTCAAATGAATACAGGGTTAGATGAAATATTAGATGTATCTAATTTAAATATAGCAATTAGTAGTAATGCCCAAGTAGCAAGATATTTGGTTCAATTTGATCAAGACGAAATTAATAGTGTATTTAATACTTATGTAAGCAATTCTGTTTGGAATGCTACTTTTAAATGTTTTATAGCTACTGCCCAAAGTATTAACACAGATTATACTTTAAAAGTGCACGCTGTTTCTGGTTCATGGGGAATGGGTACCGGTCAATATCTTGACCAACCAATTTCTACTGATGGGTGTAGTTGGTATTGGAGAACTCTTGCTGGGGGTGAAACTTGGGATTTTAGTCCTTCTAGTTCTAATGTGATAGTTGATTATGTAAGCCCTAATGAAGGTGGAGGTAACTGGTATATTTTACCTTCTGCGAGTCAAACTTTTAATTACCATTCTGATAAAGATTTAAATGTAAATGTTACTAATATTGTAAATAGTTGGAATAGCCAGTCATTTGCTAGTAGTTCATTTATTAATAATGGGTTTTTAGTAAAGTGGACAGATGATATTGAATTTAATCCATTAAAAGGAGTTCAACCTGTACTCCAATACTATTCGGTAGATACTCATACAATATACCCACCAGTATTAGAGATTAAATGGAATGATTTTACTTATGTAACATCTTCTACTATCCCAACTATTAATACTTCTCAACTATATGCCTCTATCATCAATAATGATGGATTCTTTTATAGCCAAAGTGTTCAACAGTTTAGAGTAGATTGCAGACCACAATTCCCACCCATTATATTTCAAACTGCCTCAATTTATACTACAAACTACTATTTACCTACAGCTTCTTTTTGGGCTATTAAAGATTTAGATACAAACGAGTATGTTATAGATTTTGACCCAGTTTATACAAAATTAAGTGCTGATACTACAAGTAGTTATTTTGAGGTTTATATGAATGGTTTACAACCCGAAAGATATTATACTATATTATTGAAAACTACGGTTGAAGGTAGTACATTAGTATTTGATAGTAATTACAACTTTAAAGTTATTAATGGATAATGGCAGAACAGGTAAGTTTTTCTAGAACTTTCTTTAACCCTGAACAGTATAAGAAAACAATCAATACTCAGTTCAGTGAACTAGTTCCTGTTACAGGACTAGTTACTAGCTCTACTGCTCCAGTAGATGTTAATGCCTTTTTCATTCAGTATAATAATATATTTTATAATATTCCTGCTACAGGTAGTACTAATTCTCATGAATATTTAATTCAACAAAGTGCAGCTTATTTAGGGTTAGATTTAAGTCCTGATAATGTACAGGATTTAATAGATGAGATTACTCAACTTAGAGAAGAAAATCTTGAACTCCAACAACAATTATTCGAGTTATCTAATATATTAACTCCCTCATCATCAGTTTCAAATACTATAAATAGTAATCTTAATGTCTAATAATATAGTTACTTCAATTGATTACACAGTCTTAACTCAACAGCAGTATAGGACTGATGATATTCTTTTAATTCAATCAACTCAAATTGCTACTGAGTTTAATCCTGAAATTGATAATATAGAAGTATTTGTTTATGATTTAAATAATCAAATAGTTGCTACTGATTATAATTTTATTAATTATCAAACCTATCAAGATTCAACTAATACTATAGGATCTCAATTTGTTTTAAATAACATTAAAATAGATCCTGTAGCTGATTTAGAGTCGTATTTTTTTGATTCTGGTGAGTATATAATTAATTATAATTTTTATAGAGGATTTTTTGGTTCTTCTGTAGATACTCCTTTCTTCATTAAAGAAATATCTCCTAGTAGGACTGAATTT